TACTCAAAACGGTTTTTTGTATAGAAGTGAAACGCCCCCGAGCCCCATCCAACTCTTTACCAAGAACGGCCTGAACCAGCCAGAACCAGCGGCGATCGCGCACGACCGGCCGAGACTGGAAACGATCAGCCCAGACGGAGTCGGATCGTGGGCGGCAATTGTGGGGGACATAGCCCAGGAGTATCTCGGCTTAACAATGCTTCCTTGGCAGATGCACGTATTGGATCAGATGCTTACTTTCAATGCGGATCAGGATCTTGTGCACAGGTCGAGCCTTGTGTCCGTAGCCAGACAGAACGGCAAGACCACCGTCATCCAAGCGCTCATTCTCTTCTGGCTAATTGAGATGCCGAAGATTCGTGGCCAGCGACAAACAGTCGTCTCTCTATCGCACCGTCTCGATCTTGCATGCATGCTCTTTGAAGAGATCGCACCGATCCTAGAAAAGCGCTGCGGCGCCAAAGTCATTATGTCCTACGGCCGCTACCAAGCCACAATGCCAGACGGCTCAAAATGGTATGTCAAAGCCGCGCGTCCGTCAGTAGGCCACGGCATGACAATTGACTTGGCAATCATCGACGAATTGTTTGACGTCTCCGACGAAGTAGAAGCAGGACTCTTGCCGGCTCAACGCGCTAGGCGCTCACCCTTGACCGCCATGTTCAGCACGGCCGGCACCGAAGCGTCCAAGTTGTTTATCCGTCACCGTGAAAATGCGCTTCGCCTCATTGACCTTAAGAAGCCTTCGTCGTTCTATTTTGGGGAATGGAGCCCAGAGCCATCCCTTGATCCGCTCGCAGAATCTTCGTGGTATTGGGGCAACCCCAGTATCGGCCACTTCCTGACGATCGAGACTTTGCGCCAAGAATCCGAAGGCCCAGATCGAGCACTCTTCTTGCGCGGCTCTCTAAACATGTGGGTTGCATCCGCGAATTCTTGGATTCCACACGGCCTATGGCCAGAGTTGCTCTACGAAGGAGAAGTCCCTGCCGGCGGAGTCGTCGCCGTAGAAGCCTCCATGGACGACACCCGCTACTTCGCCACGCGCTCCGTCTCATTGCCCGATGGTCGAGTTGTGAACTCTGTGGCGTTTACGGCCGAGACACAAAAAGAGCTTTTAGAACACCTAGCCGAAATTGCCAAAGATCCGTCGGTCAAGTTTGCGTTCTCCCCGACGATCGACGTGCTCGTGCAATCCGCTGCGTTTGACCGCCGCCGAATAGTTGTCGGATACGGAGAGATTCTTAAGTACACGCCAGTTGTCAAAAACATGATTCACGAAATGCGGCTCGTCCACACGGGAGAAGCCATGCTTTCCGAACATGTTCAACGCGCCGTCCTAGTCCGCACCCAAGGCTCAATCGCCGTCTCTTCCCAGAAGTCACCCGGGCCGATCGAGTTATGCCGGACGATGATCTGGTCGGCAACCTTGGCCTCACAAAACCGCGTCACCCAAAAGCCTTCACTAGTCATCGTCCCGAACTAGCATCCAATCGGCAGCCGTTCGTGAGCCCTACCTTTCGTCGGGATCGGAAACGCCTCCGAGCGGTTGCCACCATAAACGCGCCAGATGTGTCATGCTCTAGGGATGGCGTTCTTCAGTAAATCGCAACCACTAGAAACGACGACCGACTCGTCAATCAAGGCAGCCGTCGGAGCATCGTCTTACAACATCGGCTACTTCGCGTCGTACACAGACGGGACTCGCAGAGCCCGTGCAATGACTCTCCCAGTTGTTGCAAGAAGTCGCGATCTTATTTGCACAACGATCGCAGGATTAAAACTAGAGATGTATCGCGAAATGTGGAACGGCGATGAGATGGAAGAAGTAACACTTGCTCCGCGCTCATGGCTATCGCGAATTGACAAAGGCGTTCCAAATGACTTCATCCTTGCTTTCACTTGCGATGATTTAATTTTTGAAGGGCGGGCCTTCTGGTACACAGACCCAAACGATCGCACCGCCGACGGTTACCCAAATAACTTCACACGACTCCCTGCCGCCATGGTGCAAACACTTGATCAAGCCGGCCCGTTGTGGTTCGGCCCATCCAAACAAATCGTATTTAACGGCGTTCAATTAGATCCGCGCGACGTCATCCAATTCATTTCACCAATGCAATCGTTCAACTCTGCCGGCGCTCGCGCGGTAGAGACAGCGCTTCGTATAGAAGAATCAAGGCTTCGAGCAAGCCAGTCCGTCTTGCCTAGCGGATACTTAAAACAAACGGGAGGGGAGCCGCTTAGTTCGGCCGAACTCAACGATCTTGCGCAGCAGTTCAATATTGCGCGCACGTCCGGAAACAATACGGCCGCTCTCAATGAGTTCATCGAGTATGTGGCCACCGACGCAACCCCAGACAAAATGATGATGATTGAGTCCGCAGATTATTCCAGTCGTGACCTCGGCAGGTTCCTTGGTGTCCCCTCGTTTCTTCTGTCGGTATCAATCGGCGCGTACTCATACCAATCCAGCCAACAATCCCGTATTGACAACTGGACGTACGCTTGTGCACCGATCGCCAAGTGCATCGCTTCCACGTTGTCTTCCGACAATGTTCTTCCGCGCGGAACCTTCGTCCGCTTTGACACGTCGGACTATCTCTCCGAGGCATACCTTGGCGGAGACATGTCGGACTCCCGTGACATGCCAGAAGATTCAGATATCCCACAAACACCAATCGCACGAAATTAGGATCACGCCATGATTAGATTCGGATCAGAAGCATTCACCATTGACGCGGCCGCAGGCGACACTCCACGCCGCACGATTTCGGGAATTGCCGTCAGATATAACACTCCCGCAAAAGTCTCGGACGGATCGATGGTGGCCTTCGCCCCCGGCTCGCTTCCAGTTGACGGCCGCGCACCGATCCTCCAGATGTTCCACGATTCCAGCAAAGTAATCGGCACCGTTACCGAGCGCGTAGAAACGGAAGAAGGAATGCTCTTCTCCGCACGGATCAGCGAAACCGCTCTCGGCTCAGAAGCTTTGGTGCTCGCCAGCGATGGCGCCCTCCGAGAAGTCTCGGTTGGAGTTACCCCACTTAAGTTCAAATACGACAAAGAAGGCGTCATGGTCGTCACGGCCGCACGTTGGGACGAACTATCGGTAGTCGCTCAGGGCGCATTTGATGCCCCGATCTTGGAAGTCGCCGCGAGTATCCCACACGAAGAAGAAGAAATAAGTACTATTGAAGAAGTAGAACCTCAACAGGAGACAGAAACAATGAACGAAAAAGTCGAAGCCCCAGCCGTTGTAGAAGCATCTGCCGCGACACAAACTATTTTTGCAACCGCTAAGCGCGAGTTCAAAATGCCATCAGCCGCCGAATACATTTCGGCATTTATGGTTGGCGGCGACAAGTTCCACGCAATGCGCGAAGGCATTCGTGCGGCCGCGCCAGACGTGGTTACGGGCGATCTGGATGGCATCTTGCCTTTGCCGATTGTCCAACCGACGTACAATAATTTTATTGGACGGCGCCCTGTGGTGGATGCTGTAGGCGCAAAGGCGATGCCTCAAGGCGGCAAAGTTTTTATCCGCCCAGAAGTAACTACACATACTTCGATCGGCAATCAAGCAACTGAAAACACCGCGCTTACCGCCGGACAGTTTGTCGTGACAGATCGTCAGGTCACAAAGGGCACGTTCGGAGGCTATGTGAGTCTCTCCGAACAATCAATCGATTGGAGTACCCCCGAGGTCATCTCATTACTTCTTGACGATATGGGCCGAATCTACGCCAATGAAACTGACAACGTGGCAGCAGACAACTTGAAAACAGGCGCAACGGTTACTCGCAACTTTGCACTTGCTTCGGTTACGGATCCTGCTTATTGGGCTTCATGGATCTCGGGTGCAGCACAAACAATTTTGTCTTCAAGCAATGGCAACCTTCCAACCCACATCTTTGTCAACCCAGAGTGGTGGGGATTTTTGCTTAGCCTTTCAGACACATCAGATCGTCCGTTGTTCCCACAGATTGGCCCAATGAACGCATTCGGCAATCTTGCACCGGGACAAGTAAACGGCAACGCGTTTGGTTTGCAAGTTGTTGTTGATCGCAACTTCGCAGGCGACACGCTTATCGTTGGCGATGCATCTGGTTACGAAATCTTTGAGCAGCAGAAGGGCGCAATCAGCATTGACTCGCCATCTACTTTGTCTCGCACAATCGCCTTCCGCGGTTACTTCGCAACCTTGATGATGGATCCAACCAAGTTCGTCAAAATGGCACCAGTCGGTTGATCTGAAAGGTAGGCCAACATTATGGCCGTCTATCAGGTCATCAGTAAGCAACTAATATCGAACTACGCCGTCCTTCAACTTCTCACCCCTGCGGAGTTGGAGGTCGGTCAGTCGATCACCGTTGCAGCAGTAGACGCGACGTTTAATGGCACATACACCATCCGATCGCTTCCGTCTTACGAATACGTCGGCATTGACGACGAAGGCGACTTAGAATTCAACCCTCTCATCACCATTCCGAACCAAGTTCTTTATGCCCGTACAGCAGCAGACGTAGCCCGTCAAGCCGCATCCGGAACCCTAACAGCGACCCCGACAGCAACTTGGATTTCGGCTAGCGACATCGAGGACTGGCTCGGCATCGGCACAGCGACCAGCGCCGACGCCGCGTTCCTCACCATTTGCGCTTCAAGTGCTTCACAATTCTGTTGGCGCCGAAGAATGGAAGCCGGCTATGTCGACTCCCTTACAACCGTCCCATCGCAAGACGTCAAACTTGGAACGATCATGTATGGCGGCGCGTTGTACCGTCAGCGCGGATCTATGGATTCCTTCGCATCCTTTCAGTCCATGGGAACAGCACCCGTCATGGGACTAAACGGAATGATCCGCCAATTGTTAGGCATTGACCGACCGCAGGTTGCCTAGTGCCAGTCCCGACCTACACCGACTTATTCAATGAGGGCTACGACGACCTAGTCGCCAAACTCCAGACCGTCCCCTCTCTGCAAATCGTAAACGACCCACGCAACATCGTTCCGCCGTGCGTGTTTGTCAACATCGACTCGATCGACGGCTACAACTACAACATCGCCAAACTAACCTTTACACTTCAGATCGTGACCTTGGGCCCCGGCAACCTAGACGCCCAGAAGTCCCTACTTAATATGCTCGCTCAGGTATACGCACTCAACATCGGCATCATCTCAGGCCGCCCCACAAACGTCGACATCGGCGGATCCGTCCTGCCGGCATATGAACTCACCGTCTCTACTCAAGTCCAAACGGCGTAATCCACACCTAGCGCCCGAATCTATGTCAAACTAAAACCACAACTCAAGGAGCAATCATGGCAACCTCAACTATCCTCTCCAATCCGACCGTCACATTGGGATCAACGGCACTCACCGGGTGGTGTACATCTGCCACATTGACTCGCACCGTGACTGCTCTAAACGACACCGTTTTCGGCGATACAGCAAACACTTTTACGGCTGGCCTCGAAGACAACGAATGCACATTAACTCTTTTTCTTTCATACGCAACCAGCGCCACTTACGCGACACTTGCACCATTAGTCGGCACCAAGACAACCGTCATCGTCAAGCCAACTAACGCAGTTGACTCGGCAACAAACCCCGGCTTTACGTTGACAAACTGCTACCTAGAGTCGTTGCCAGTTATCTCGGCTTCGCTCGGCGAATTGCAGTCAATTGATATAACGCTAATGGGCGGCGTTTACTCAGCCGATACAACCAACCCATAATCACGGCCGTCCTCGGCCCGACACAAGGAGAACCATGAAGATCAAACTCAGCCTCACGCGCGGAGAAGTCAAAGAACAATTATCGACAAACCTCTTTGTCATTGCCGAATGGGAACGTCTAGAGAATCGTCGAGTGTCAGACGGACGCGGAATTGGTGCATCCGATCTGGCGTGTTGGGTGCACACGTTGCTCGTTATCAAGGGCGAGAAACTTCCAGCGACTTGGCGCGAATGGTTGAAGGATAATCCAGACGTCGAGATCGCAGCGGAGGACGCAACCGATCCAAACCCTACGGACGCGGCTACCGCCGGCAATTAGCCGAACTGGTAGTCGCGACGGGATGGGCTCCGACGTTTTATGCGGATTCATTTGACGCGCGCGACCTTCAAACAATCATTAGAGTCCTTAATGACCAAAGCAAAAAAGGACGCAAATGAGAGACTCAGCCGGCGGCATTGAAGCACGGATAGAAGTGTTCGGCCTTGGTCAAGCGCTCAAGGATCTCAACAAGATCGACAAAGTCCTTCGCCGCGACATTACTAAGGACTACAAACGCGTTACCGCTGGACTCGTCTCGGACATCCAGTCGGCAATCCCACTCAACTATCCGCTCTCAGGCTGGCAGCGCCAATGGAATCTCCGTGGCCAATATCAAGTCTTCCCGTGGCCGACCGATCATTCCGTAAAGGCATACATCAACACCAAAGCGCCCAAAGAAGTATTCGGTGGCAAAGTAAACCTCTCGACCTTCGCCGTTAAATGGCTTGGCGCCGCAGCCGCGTTTTTTGACTTTTCCAAAAGTAATCAAATGGGCGCCGCACTAACAGCCAAGTACGGCGACCCGTCGCGAGTAGTGTGGAAACAGTACGAAGCAAACAAGAGCGATCTTGAAGTAGAAATGGCGCGAATCGTTGACCGCGTCGGAGAAGCTTTGAGCCGCGATCTAAGCGCAAGGTAAACCCATGGCCGTCATCCTCCCAATCATTAGCGAATACGATCCCAAGGGCGCCAAAAAAGCGATCGCCCAATTTAAGCAACTAGAAACATTCGGCGAAAAAGCAAACTTCGCAATCAAAAAGGCAGCCATCCCAGCCGCCGCCGCCGTTGCCGGCTTAGGCGTAGCACTTGTAGGAGCAACTCAAGCCGCTATGGAGGACGCAGCCGAACAAGCGAACCTTGCGCTCGTTATGCAGAACGTCACGGGAGCAACCGACGCACAAGTCGCTTCTCAAGAAAAGGTCATTGCCGCAATGTCGAGGGCGTCCGGCACAGCAGACTCTGAACTCCGTCCAGCCTTCCAAGCGCTTCTTGTAGGAACCAAAGACATCACTACAGCCAACACCGCTCTTGCGCTCGCTCAGGACATCGCACAAGGCTCTGGTAAGGATCTAGCGACCGTTTCCGATGCTCTTGCCAAAGCGTACGGAGGCAACTTCAAAGCCTTAGGACAACTTTCCCCAGAAATTAAAGCCATGATCAAAGACGGCGCAAGCCTTGACGACGTCATGAATGTCCTTGGCGGAACCTTCGGAGGAGCCACGGCCGCAGCCGCAGAAACCGCCGCAGGCCGCATGAAGATCCTTAAAAACTCCTTAGACGAAACAAAAGAGTCAGTCGGCGCCGCACTACTTCCAGCCTTCGAAGCCGTCCTCCCAGTCATCCAAAAGTTTGCAGACTGGGCCCAAGACAACCCCGGCGTCTTCTTGGCCATTGCCGGCACGATCGGCGCTATTGCCGTCTCGATCATGGCCGTCAATTTTGCTATGGCGCTTAACCCGTTCTCCGCTATTGCGGCCGGCATCGCCGTTATGGTTGTCGCGCTTGTGGCCGCTTACAAGAAGTTTGAATGGTTCCGCGACGGCATCAACGGAGTCATTAACTTCATCATTGGCGCATTTGAGAACATGGCGAACATGTGGATCAAAGCAATCAACGTGCTTATTAAGGCATACAACGCCATCCCGTTTGTAGACAACGTAGGGACATTAAATGAGATATCCCTTGGCCGTATCGGTCAGGCGCAAGAAACGGCTACTGGTGGCATTGGTGGAATCCGCATGATGGCCACGGGAGGCATCGTGACGGCGCCAACTTTGGCAATTGTGGGTGAGAAGGGGCCAGAAGCCGTCATCCCATTAGACCGCATGAGAAACCAAGGCGGTCAGAACATCACGGTCAACATCACGGGCGGCATCTCGACGTCGGCAGACATCGGCCGAGCCGTTGTCAACGCTATTAAAGCGATGAACCGTGTAGACGGCCCAGCACAAATCCAAGTCGCGTAATGGCCGCCACAATTGTTCAATCGGGATCCTACGATCTCCTCATCGACACAGGCTTCATCGTTGACGGATTCACACTTGACGACACAACAAAGGGCGTCCTAAATAACACAGAATACGTGCTTAACGGTACGACCCAATACGCATCAGTAATTGAGGGCTCCACAAACATCACCGTCACACGCGGACGCCGCGACATCGGCGACCAATTCACAGCCGGCTCAATGAACTTCAATCTTCTAGACGGCTATGCCGGCGGAGTCTTTAACCCGTTTAACCAAGACTCGCCGTTCTTTGACACCGCGAACGCACAGCCGGGACTAGCCCCAATGCGAAACGTCATTCTTACGCGCGAAGGCGAAGAACTCTTCAACGGTTACATCATTGACTACACCTACGACTTTAACCTTGGAGGGTTGGATGAAGTAAACGTCGCTTGCGCCGACCGTTTCTATGTCCTTTCCCAGACCTACATGGACGAATACAACGTCTCAGAAGAACTAGCCAACGTGCGCGTAGAAGCCGTCCTAGACCTACCAGAAGTCAACGCCTTTCAGTTGCCGGGTGAACGCAACATAGAAGCTTCTACCGTCCTACTTGGCGGAGCGGCCGCCTACACCGTTCCCAACGGAACATCTGTCGCCGCATACATGGCCAAGATCAACGAATCAGTACAGGGCAGAATCTTTGTGGCACGTGACGGGACGTTTACTTTCCAAGATCGAATCGGAACAACACTCTCCGCACCCGTAGCCGCATTCCACGATGACGGAACCAATATCCCAATGGATCAAGTAGGCATCTCATTTGAAGCCAATCAAGTCGTCAACCGCGCATCCGTCACCCATGCCGGCGCAACTAGCCCAGAGATCGCCGAAGATCTGGCATCTCAAGCGACCTACTTCATCCAAACAAATTCGATCTCCGACGCGCTAGTGCACAACAACACGGCCGCCTTAGACCTTGCCAACTACCTACTCGTAGGCGAACCCGAGCCGCGCTACACAAACGTCTCTACAGCCTTTCTCATGCTTACCGACGCCCAACGTGACACCGTGGCCGTCCTTGAGATCGGCGACACTATTAGCATTGAGAAGTCGTTTAATACTGGCAACACCACAACACAATTAGCGCAAGAACTAGCCATCGAGGGCATCCAGCATCAGATCACCCTTAGCGACGGCCACCGCATAACGCTATTTACAAGCCCTACAACGCTCGTTTTTGAATTGGTCTTGGACGACGCGATCTACGGAATCACCGACTCCGACAACGTGCTCGGGTAAGGTACTGGTATGGGAGCAAACGCAGTTACTACAGTCCCCGTTTATACGGCAGGAGAAGTCCTGACAGCGGCAAACATGAACATCACAAACTCGGGCATACCCGTTTTTGCTACCACGGTTACGCGCGACGCGGCATTTGGTGGCACGGGCGAAAAGACACTTGCCGAAGGACAGTTCGCTTACATTGAGGCAACTAATACGACGCAGTATTACGACGGCGCGGCTTGGCAGACGGTAGGGGTAACACCGGGTCTTGTGTGTGTTAAAGCGGAAACAGCGTTTAGCGCGGTTGCAAGTTTTACGGCTGATGGCGTTTTTACTAGCGCGTACACCAATTATCGCATTGTTATCAGATACCAAACAAGCACAACCCAAGAATTGGCTATGCAGTTGCGTGCAGCAACAGTAGACACCACAACAGGTTACAACTTCCAAATGTTACAAGCAACTAGCACCAGCCTTTCAGGACAATTATTCGCATCACAAACTTCGGCGTTTGTTGGTAAAGACCCGACCACTTTTACAAGTTTGACAACATTGGAATTAAGCGGCCCACAACTTGCCGAACCAACTGTTTATCAAGCAGTAAATACAAGAAACGCAAGCGCATATACAAACCCTTTTGTTGTTCAGTATTTTGGCAACCAGTCTGCAAGCACACAGTTTGACGGCATAAAGTTTTTAGTTGCGTCAGGCAACACTACGGGTAGTTACACAATTTA